TACGGAATTATCTGTTAATTGGTTACACTAACTTTTTCCTGCTTCATTGCCTCCCACAATCGGGACGACTCCACAGGCCCACCGAAGCTTCCTACCCCTGCATTTCTTATATTGACAGCGGCATTTATATCCCTTATTTTATAATTAATCTTCGTATTCAGGTTTTTTCCAAGATTAAAAATATTCTGCGCCATAATCATGAAGAAGTTCAACTATATCAGTATATCCGTTCTTTTTTGCCATTCTCATAGCTTGATCATCATTAGCATGTACATTAGCACCAGCATCAAGAAGAAGTTTAACTATTTCAGTATGTCCATCATAACTTGCCACACGCAAAGCATAATCATTATGAGCATGTACATTAGCACCAGCATTAAGAAGAAGTTTAACTATTTCGGTATGCCCATTTTCACTTGCTAAATGTAAAGCCTCATCATTATTTGCATGCACATTAGCACCACAATCAAGAAGAAGTTTAACTATTTCAGTATGTCCATTATAACTTGCCGCACGTAAAGCATAATCATTATTAGCATGTACATCAGCATCATGATTAAGAAGAAGTTTAACTATCTTAATATCTCCATATTCACTTGCATAACGTAAAGCTCTATCATCATTAGCATGTACATTAGCACCGGCGTCAAGAAGTTTTTTAACTATTTCATAATTATATTCACGAATTGCTTCAATTAATTCATCATCTATTGATCTAGATTCCGATTCATATTTTTCATATAAACTTTCTTTTACTAATTTTGCTTTCATGATATAAAAATTTATTTTTATTATTTTTTTTAATATATATTTTCTTTTTTTAATATTTTTTTCACTTTTTTACGTTAAATTATAAACTTATTTTCTTTATCTAGTATCAGTACTATAAAAAGGCTTAATCATTTTAATATATCTGTTTACTTATATAATAAAATTATATTATCTTTAAAAATTTATCCACATTTACTATATTCACAAGAATCACAGTGTATACACCCCTCTTCTCTAATAAGATTTCCACCACAATTTGGGCATTTTTCATTTATATTTTTTGATATTAAATATCGAGAAAGTATTCTTCTACAAGCGGAACTAAATGATGTAATGTTATCATCAACCTTTTTGGCAACTTTTACTATATATTCTATAGGAACTCCATGTCTTAAGAGCATACTTAAAAATATTGTATGCGCCCGTTGTTCTATTCTTTCCGCTGCCAATTGAATATTATCTATTTCAAAATCTGAATTTACAAATTTATAATGACCCTTTTTAACCTTTATAATTTTTCCTGTTGTATTTTTATCCATTGGGGGATTTTCAAACGCAAATATTTCATATGGTGTATTATCTTTCCATAACCCCACAATTACAGCAAATTTTATACCATTCGCCGATGTTACATAATAATCTGCCTTTAATTCTTTTGGACGTTTGGGAGCATTATTTACTTTTATCTCATCTTCTTTTTCTTTATTACTTATTAATACACCTTGTCTTGAACCTTCTCTATATATAGTACAACCTTTACACCCTTCTTTCCATGCTGTAAAATAAATTTTATTTACTTCCTCCAAACTTATATTTTGAGGTAAATTATGAGTTATAGATATACTATGATCTATCCATTTTTGTATTACACCTTGCATATGTACCTTTTCAATGTAATTAATTTCATGTGATTGAGAATTTGCCCACGGTGATACTTTAATAATATCATTAAGTTCATTATCCGATAATAATGATAAATCTTTATCATAATTTTTTTTATACCATTTTTCAAATTCCGGATGATATACATTATATTCTTGCCAGCAATTTCCATTTTCATCTTTATAATCTATTCTTACATTTTCTTCATTAGGATTAATTTTTCTTCTTCTTTTATAATAACATTTAAATACAGGTTCTATACCAGAAGTTGTTCTTGCTAATAATGCAAGACTTCCTGTAGGGGCAATTGACATAGTAGCTATATTTCTTCTTCCATATGTTAAGTAATCATTATATTCCTTATTTGAAAAATTATTACTTATTACTCTAATAATAAATGGATTATTTGCTTCTTTATCTGCATTCCATATAGGAAAGGCGCCTCTTTCTTTAGCCAATTTTACAGATTCTTTATATGAATTAACTGCAATAGTCTTAAAAATTTCATTTGCAAAATTCGTGGCTTCTTTTGTTCCATATTTTAATCCGAGTTTAGCAAATGCATCACCCAGTCCTAAAACTCCTATTCCTGTGCGTCTACCTTTTAATAATGTATTAAGTATTTTATTCCATAAATTTAATTCAGTTCGTTTAAATTCTATGTCTTCTGGGTCATTTTCTATTTTAGCTATAATATTCTTTATTTTTTCTTCTTCTAGTGTTACAATGTCATCCATTATTCTTTGAGCGATTCTTGTAACTCTTGCCAATAATTTAAAATCAAATCTGGCATTACTAGTATATGGATCTATTACCATATTATTTAAATTAATTGATCCTAATCTACAGGAATCATACGGAGAAAGAGGTACCTCACCACACTGTAAATTATTTATAAATAATAATTTAGTTTTATCCGATTTTGTTTTTTCTTTAAATCCACCGCAAAAAAAATTATGATAATTATCAACAGTACCATTGTAAACATCTTCATATCCACACAATTCTACAGAAATAACTTTATGATTATAAAATTCCGCATTTTCTTTAATTTCATTAAATGATTTAAACCCATGTTTTGTATTTAATTTATATGATATATTATTTTCTTTACACTTTGTTACCCATTCATAATAACTTGGTTCCCGTTTTAATTTAAATTTCAAATCACTAAATATTTTAAGTTGTTGAGTCTTTTTTTCTTCTTTTATTTTGTATGATTTTTTATTAATATACTTATTGGAACAATCAATTGAACAAAATGCATATTCTCTTGTATTATAATTTGTCCAAAACTTATTTCCACACTTTTCACAAGTTTTCTCAACCAATAATTGATTATCATCGGTTATTTTAACATTATATCCATTTAATAATGCCTCTTGATATTTTCTTAAAATTCTTATATCTTTATCATTATATTCATATTTAAGATTTTCAAATATATTATTTTTATGATAAATTATTTGTTTTTTCTCGATTTTATTATTATTTAATTGTTCACAAATAAACTCATATTCCGGTTTATCTGATTCATTTCCATTTTTAAGCCACCAATAATCTATGTTTCTAAAATTCGATTCTTTAAAAATTTCTTCTGGTGATACAGTATATTTAGTTAAAATGTGTAAACTGTCCCCATATTGTAAATTTTTTGCTTCTTTATATTCTCCATTTGTTAATCTAAATTTATGATTTCCTGTGACTTTAATTTCATGTCCATTTTCTAAAGTAACTTTATAAATGGGCTGATTGTAACCAGTTATTCTTGGATTTCTCATTATTCTAATAGCCAATTTTCCTTTATCATCTAAACAATACACTGGTACATCCTTTCCTTCTTTTGCTAATTGTTTTATTGACACAACATTTCTACCATCGGCAACAGCAATAAGTGTATCTCCGGTAATACACGGATTAGTCCCAAGTGTCTTAAATCCATCACTTGCATAACAATCTGCAGGAGATTCTTTTATAATATTATCCCAAAAAAGTACTCCGGGTTCAGCAGTTTTATGAGCTTGTTTAATAATTAAATCCCATATTTCTCTTGCTCTAACTCTCATAATATATGAGCCATCATCTCTTTTATAAAGTTTATAATATTGAATTTGTTCGTCAATTGTTTGTTGTTTATCACTTATAGGCCATTTAAGAATAAAATCTTTATCTTCTTCTATTGCTCTCATAAATTCATCTGTAATTTTTACAGATATATTTGCACTTGTAACCTTTGTTATATCATCTTTTAGAGTAATAAATTTTATTATATCAGGATGAGATACTGCCATACTTATCATAAGTGCCCCTCTCCTGCCATCTTGTGCAACTTCGGAAGTAGAATATGAAAAGCGATGAGCAAAAGAAACTGCACCCGTAGATGTTTGTGCTGCATTATTAACCTTTGCCTGTGATGGTCTTAAATCTTCAATAGTAATTCCAACTCCCCCTCTTCTTTTCATTAATTGTACCATAGATTCATCGGTATTAAATATTCCTCCATATGAATCTATTCCATTATAAATAAAAAAACAATTTCCCAGTGATGATAATTGATAATTATTACCTAAACCATATAAAATAGAACCGCCAGGAATAAAATATTTAAAATTTTGTAAGCATTCTTCTATTTCCTCTTTAGATAAAGGATTTGGGTATAAATTTTCAGCCCTTAGTATTTCATTTATAATTCTATTTAAAGTTTCAACTGGTGTTTTTTCTAGCCATTTATCATTATTTTTTAGAGCATATTTTTTAATCCAGACATCAACTGCAAGTTGATCATTATCAAAATATTCATTTCCCGTTTTTAATAAATCTTTTTCATTATATTCAATATTCATATTTTATTTAATTTTTAAAAAATATAAAATATATTTTATATATACAATTTTAACTTTTTTTAATTTAAAATGATTATTTAATTAATAGATATATAATTATAAATAGATAAAAAATATTTTATGTATTGATTCTATTTAATAAAATTTTTTCAAGTTCATTACATTCCTTTTCTGCTTGTAAATATGTTTTTTTAGCATTTTTTCTTTGTGTATAATAATCCTCTAGAATTTTTGGAATAAGAGGTTCATAAGAATTATCAAAAACCGCTCCACTGGATGTTTTAATTTCATTTTGCGTAGGTATATAATTTTTATTTTTAAATTTAAAATTTTCTATTGAAAGTTTAAATTGTCTCATAATTGAAGGATATAGTGATGCAAAGTCGAATGATGCTACCCATTCATATAAATCAGGTTCAGGGTTAAACACAAAGGCCCCTTCATATGGTTGTCTTTCTCGTTTTTCATCACTTTTAGGAAAAACCATGCCTTTTTTATATGCATATCTTGCAAGTGTTGATTCTAACATAGTAATAGGAGAAAAGGCTGACATCACCTCAACTCTTGTAATATTAGATAAACTTAAAAATGTTTTTAAAGTTTTAAGTTTATCATTTAAAAGATCAACCAATATAGTATCAATAGCATTATAAAATATAAATTCTGCATAATTTTTATTATATAAATCTTTTAGTGTTTCTGAATGATTAACCTTTTTAATACCGAGTGCTTCTTCTGCCACAAAATCAAGTGTATCATTTTCTTTAACTTCAATTATTCTATCCCATTTTTGATAAATACTCATATAATCTACAATTAATTTATGTTGTGGTAACATACAAATAGCAGTACGATTTTTATCTTTTATTCTATATTGATACCATTGACTGGTTGGAGAAACCCATGATATATCCATATTTAATTTATTACATCTATTAAAAATATATCTCCAATCATATCCCCAAAAATTCCATCCAGATAAAAGAGGTACATTGCGAACATAATTATATAAAAAATCATAAATCATATCCGCCTCATTTGAATGATATTTATAAATAAAATTATAATGTTTAATATTATTAATATGATTATTAATTTTATTTTCTATAATTTTATAATCATCTGAATTAAGTTGTTTACTTCCAAATGCTATAATATCTGGATATTTTACAAAACATATTGAAACTATTTTATTTTGAGCTAATTCTGGATCAGCAAAACCTTCATCTGTTACTTCTACTTCAATATCTGCCGCAGAAAATATTGGCATATTATTTTCAAATAAATGTTTAATATTTTCTTCCCCTGCATCTATAAAAAATTCTTGAATTCTATGTTTATTGAGAAATTGTGACGGAACTTTACGAACAGGTTTAAAATCCCATGACATAAGATTTGGAATACCTTGTTTTTTTGAAGCATATACATATGAATATTGTTGAGAAGGCGGCACTATTAATTGCGTAAAACCTATATTTCCATCTTTTTTAACATAAGAAATAATGAGTTTATTTGATCGTTGTTCAATATTTACTATCATAATTAATTTATTTTTAAAAATTTTTAAAGAACAAGATATGTTCGCATTTCTTCTATTGAGTTAAAATGATACATTGGAATATTATTTTCTTTACAAAATTTTTCTTCTTCATCTGCTCCTAAACTTGGGATTTCATTTCCGTTTTTATCTTTAATATGAAATCTTATTGCTATATCACATTGTTTTAGCCATTCTTTATCAATTTCTATCCAAGATATTATATCATTTAAATCGGGATATGTTTCTTGTAAAAAATGATTATATAAAGGCACATAAGGATTAAACCCAAGTTTAAGTAATTCATATGCTACTTTCATCTGAAACCGTACATTTTCTTCTTTATTTCCAACGGCATAAGGAGATGCTATATATACTCTTATTCTTTTCATTATTTATTATCCGTTGATCCAAATCCATTTTCTTTTCTATTTGAACTCATATCTTTATAAAAGTTTGTAGTTTCCACTTCTATTTTTAATTTTCTAGCTTCTTCTGTAATATTTTCTGAAAAATTTATTTCTTTTACATTTATATTAGAATTAAATATTGGTACTTCAATAAATTGAATTATTTTCATATCTTCATAAATTTTAACATCTTTTGATGATGTGTTTATTACATTGATATGAATTTCTCCCATATATTCATAATCTACTACTTGTGCTCCTACTAATAGGCCATATTTTGATGCTATTCCTGATTTATTAAATGCAATTAATGCTCTTTCAGAAGAAGACATTTTTGATTTAATTCCCGATGGAATATTTACACTAGTAAATGGTGGTAATATAAAATATGCCTTTCCAAGATCTTCATCAAAATTAATAACTTTATCAACTTTATTATTTTGACTAATATCATGTGCATTATCATTTAATACTGATGATTTATTATTAGTAGTAATTGCCCATAAATGAGGATTTTTTTCTTTTAACGATTTTATAAAATTAGTAGTAAATTTTGGAACATAAAAATCAATACCGGCATCATATTTATATGCTCTACTTGGTGATTTAACATCACGAATTTTAAGAAATTTAATCTCTTGCATCATAATTAAAAAATTTATAACTTTTAAATAATATAATACAAGAGATTAAAAGTTTTAAAAATTTTTTACTTTTTTTCTGCTCGTCTTTTTTCACTAAATGCTATGGCAAGTGCCTGTTTGTGCCCTTCCTTTGTTCTTGGAACTATTTTATCGGATTTTCCGATATGTTGTTTTCCTTCTTTCCAATGATGTAGCACTTTTTCGAATTTTTTCTGGCCTTTAGATTTTTTCTTTCTTACCTCAAAAAGAAATTCGTCTAGACTTTCATTAACAAATTTAATCATAATTAAATATATTATTTTTTCTTTCGTTTTTTAGCAATTTTTCTAAGAGTTTTTGCCATATTATATTGTTTACTTCCCGGAGGACAAGATGGTCCACCAAATTTATCCCCAGAGCATTTTCCTTCGGTTCCCCTTTTCTCTATATCTTTAAATGCCGCTTGAATCCATTTTTTCTTTTTCTTTGCTTCAAAAAGAAATTCATCTAATGATTCATTTACTAATTTATTTTTAAAATTTACTTGTATCATGGCATTTTGATTTTTTTTATTTTTTTTCTTTTTAAATGGAAGTGGCACCTTTAATTTTTTGGCCATTGCTACTCCTAATTTATCATAAGGATTAATATTTGCAGCTTCATAAATTTTTTTTTCTTTTAATATAAGATTAAAATTATATGTATTAATATTTTCTTTAACTATTTTTTTCTTTTTTCTTTTCCTTTTTATTTTTATTTTTCCTTGAGTAAAGGGTTTTTTATTTATATTTAATCCCCAATTATCTCCCGAACCTATTGTTCCGGGACCCGGCGGAACAATATTTCCCATACCTGGCGTATTATTTAATGTAGCCATTGGTGTACTTACACCACCCATTGCATTTTCAATTAAATAAGTTTTTACATTAGGAATTTTTTTTGCCATCGAAAGATTGTATATATCATCATCAAAAAATATTATTTCATCATATTTTTGTGATAAATATTTTAATCGCTTATATTTTTCTTCAGGAATATTTATTAAATTATTATTACTTATAGTAAGTATATTATTTATATTAATAATAATTCCATTATTTTTTAAAAATTCATATATTGCAAATTTTACTGCTTTATTTCTAGCAGTAAGAATATAAATTGAAGATATACTTTCTTTTTCTTTAATAGATTTATATATATTTTCTAAAATTGGCCATGCTTTATATTTTTTAGCATTAAAAATTAAATCAGGATCATCAAAGTCTGAAAAATCAAATGTTTCTCCTCTTTGAGGTTTATATTCGTTATATTCTTTTGGTGATATATCTGTTTTATATACACCATTTTTAAAAATATGTATTTTTGCATCAGTAGTAACTAATGTTTCATCAAAATCAAAAATATATGCTCTTTTCATTTAAATAATAATTATTTATAAAATATATATTTTAAAAATTAAAATGAAAAAAGTGAAGAGATCTCTTCACTTTTTTCATTTTAATTTTTAAAATATATATTTTATAAATAATTATTATTTAAATGAAAAGAGCATATATTTTTGATTTTGATGAAACATTAGTTACTACTGATGCAAAAATACATATTTTTAAAAATGGTGTATATAAAACAGATATATCACCAAAAGAATATAACGAATATAAACCTCAAAGAGGAGAAACATTTGATTTTTCAGACTTTGATGATCCTGATTTAATTTTTAATGCTAAAAAATATAAAGCATGGCCAATTTTAGAAAATATATATAAATCTATTAAAGAAAAAGAAAGTATATCTTCAATTTATATTCTTACTGCTAGAAATAAAGCAGTAAAATTTGCAATATATGAATTTTTAAAAAATAATGGAATTATTATTAATATAAATAATATACTTACTATAAGTAATAATAATTTAATAAATATTCCTGAAGAAAAATATAAGCGATTAAAATATTTATCACAAAAATATGATGAAATAATATTTTTTGATGATGATATATACAATCTTTCGATGGCAAAAAAAATTCCTAATGTAAAAACTTATTTAATTGAAAATGCAATGGGTGGTGTAAGTACACCAATGGCTACATTAAATAATACGCCAGGTATGGGAAATATTGTTCCGCCGGGTCCCGGAACAATAGGTTCGGGAGATAATTGGGGATTAAATATAAATAAAAAACCCTTTACTCAAGGAAAAATAAAAATAAAAAGGAAAAGAAAAAAGAAAAAAATAGTTAAAGAAAATATTAATACATATAATTTTAATCTTATATTAAAAGAAAAAAAAATTTATGAAGCTGCAAATATTAATCCTTATGATAAATTAGGAGTAGCAATGGCCAAAAAATTAAAGGTGCCACTTCCATTTAAAAAGAAAAAAAATAAAAAAAATCAAAATGCCATGATACAAGTAAATTTTAAAAATAAATTAGTAAATGAATCATTAGATGAATTTCTTTTTGAAGCAAAGAAAAAGAAAAAATGGATTCAAGCGGCATTTAAAGATATAGAGAAAAGGGGAACCGAAGGAAAATGCTCTGGGGATAAATTTGGTGGACCATCTTGTCCTCCGGGAAGTAAACAATATAATATGGCAAAAACTCTTAGAAAAATTGCTAAAAAACGAAAGAAAAAATAATATATTTAATTATGATTAAATTTGTTAATGAAAGTCTAGACGAATTTCTTTTTGAGGTAAGAAAGAAAAAATCTAAAGGCCAGAAAAAATTCGAAAAAGTGCTACATCATTGGAAAGAAGGAAAACAACATATCGGAAAATCCGATAAAATAGTTCCAAGAACAAAGGAAGGGCACAAACAGGCACTTGCCATAGCATTTAGTGAAAAAAGACGAGCAGAAAAAAAGTAAAAAATTTTTAAAACTTTTAATCTCTTGTATTATATTATTTAAAAGTTATAAATTTTTTAATTATGATGCAAGAGATTAAATTTCTTAAAATTCGTGATGTTAAATCACCAAGTAGAGCATATAAATATGATGCCGGTATTGATTTTTATGTTCCAAAATTTACTACTAATTTTATAAAATCGTTAAAAGAAAAAAATCCTCATTTATGGGCAATTACTACTAATAATAAATCATCAGTATTAAATGATAATGCACATGATATTAGTCAAAATAATAAAGTTGATAAAGTTATTAATTTTGATGAAGATCTTGGAAAGGCATATTTTATATTACCACCATTTACTAGTGTAAATATTCCATCGGGAATTAAATCAAAAATGTCTTCTTCTGAAAGAGCATTAATTGCATTTAATAAATCAGGAATAGCATCAAAATATGGCCTATTAGTAGGAGCACAAGTAGTAGATTATGAATATATGGGAGAAATTCATATCAATGTAATAAACACATCATCAAAAGATGTTAAAATTTATGAAGATATGAAAATAATTCAATTTATTGAAGTACCAATATTTAATTCTAATATAAATGTAAAAGAAATAAATTTTTCAGAAAATATTACAGAAGAAGCTAGAAAATTAAAAATAGAAGTGGAAACTACAAACTTTTATAAAGATATGAGTTCAAATAGAAAAGAAAATGGATTTGGATCAACGGATAATAAATAATGAAAAGAATAAGAGTATATATAGCATCTCCTTATGCCGTTGGAAATAAAGAAGAAAATGTACGGTTTCAGATGAAAGTAGCATATGAATTACTTAAACTTGGGTTTAATCCTTATGTGCCTTTATATAATCATTTTTTACAAGAAACATATCCCGATTTAAATGATATAATATCTTGGATAGAAATTGATAAAGAATGGCTAAAACAATGTGATATAGCAATAAGATTTCATATTAAAGATAAAAACGGAAATGAAATCCCAAGTTTAGGAGCAGATGAAGAAGAAAAATTTTGTAAAGAAAATAATATTCCAATGTATCATTTTAACTCAATAGAAGAAATGCGAACATATCTTGTTCTTTAAAAATTTTTAAAAATAAATTAATTATGATAGTAAATATTGAACAACGATCAAATAAACTCATTATTTCTTATGTTAAAAAAGATGGAAATATAGGTTTTACGCAATTAATAGTGCCGCCTTCTCAACAATATTCATATGTATATGCTTCAAAAAAACAAGGTATTCCAAATCTTATGTCATGGGATTTTAAACCTGTTCGTAAAGTTCCGTCACAATTTCTCAATAAACATAGAATTCAAGAATTTTTTATAGATGCAGGGGAAGAAAATATTAAACATTTATTTGAAAATAATATGCCAATATTTTCTGCGGCAGATATTGAAGTAGAAGTAACAGATGAAGGTTTTGCTGATCCAGAATTAGCTCAAAATAAAATAGTTTCAATATGTTTTGTAAAATATCCAGATATTATAGCATTTGGAAGTAAACAACTTAATTCAGATGATTATAAAATTATAGAAAATAAAATTAATAATCATATTAATAATATTAAACATTATAATTTTATTTATAAATATCATTCAAATGAGGCGGATATGATTTATGATTTTTTATATAATTATGTTCGCAATGTACCTCTTTTATCTGGATGGAATTTTTGGGGATATGATTGGAGATATATTTTTAATAGATGTAATAAATTAAATATGGATATATCATGGGTTTCTCCAACCAGTCAATGGTATCAATATAGAATAAAAGATAAAAATCGTACTGCTATTTGTATGTTACCACAACATAAATTAATTGTAGATTATATGAGTATTTATCAAAAATGGGATAGAATAATTGAAGTTAAAGAAAATGATACACTTGATTTTGTGGCAGAAGAAGCACTCGGTATTAAAAAGGTTAATCATTCAGAAACACTAAAAGATTTATATAATAAAAATTATGCAGAATTTATATTTTATAATGCTATTGATACTATATTGGTTGATCTTTTAAATGATAAACTTAAAACTTTAAAAACATTTTTAAGTTTATCTAATATTACAAGAGTTGAGGTGATGTCAGCCTTTTCTCCTATTACTATGTTAGAATCAACACTTGCAAGATATGCATATAAAAAAGGCATGGTTTTTCCTAAAAGTGATGAAAAACGAGAAAGACAACCATATGAAGGGGCCTTTGTGTTTAACCCTGAACCTGATTTATATGAATGGGTAGCATCATTCGACTTTGCATCACTATATCCTTCAATTATGAGACAATTTAAACTTTCAATAGAAAATTTTAAATTTAAAAATAAAAATTATATACCTACGCAAAATGAAATTAAAACATCCAGTGGAGCGGTTTTTGATAATTCTTATGAACCTCTTATTCCAAAAATTCTAGAGGATTATTATACACAAAGAAAAAATGCTAAAAAAACATATTTACAAGCAGAAAAGGAATGTAATGAACTTGAAAAAATTTTATTAAATAGAATCAATACATAAAATATTTTTTATCTATTTATAATTATATATCTATTAATTAAATAATCATTTTAAATTAAAAAAAGTTAAAATTGTATATATAAAATATATTTTATATTTTTTAAAAATTAAATAAAATATGAATATTGAATATAATGAAAAAGATTTATTAAAAACGGGAAATGAATATTTTGATAATGATCAACTTGCAGTTGATGTCTGGATTAAAAAATATGCTCTAAAAAATAATGATAAATGGCTAGAAAAAACACCAGTTGAAACTTTAAATAGAATTATAAATGAAATACTAAGGGCTGAAAATTTATACCCAAATCCTTTATCTAAAGAGGAAATAGAAGAATGCTTACAAAATTTTAAATATTTTATTCCTGGCGGTTCTATTTTATATGGTTTAGGTAATAATTATCAATTATCATCACTGGGAAATTGTTTTTTTATTTATAATGGAATAGATTCATATGGAGGAATATTTAATACCGATGAATCTATGGTACAATTAATGAAAAGAAGAGGGGGAGTTGGAATTACTATTGAAGATTTAAGACCATCACAGGCAAAGGTTAATAATGCAGCACAAACATCTACGGGTGCAGTTTCTTTTGCTCATCGCTTTTCATATTCTACTTCCGAAGTTGCACAAGATGGCAGGAGAGGGGCACTTATGATAAGTATGGCAGTATCTCATCCTGATATAATAAAATTTATTACTCTAAAAGATGATATAACAAAGGTTACAAGTGCAAATATATCTGTAAAAATTACAGATGAATTTATGAGAGCAATAGAAGAAGATAAAGATTTTATTCTTAAATGGCCTATAAGTGATAAACAACAAACAATTGACGAACAAATTCAATATTATAAACTTTATAAAAGAGATGATGGCTCATATATTATGAGAGTTAGAGCAAGAGAAATATGGGATTTAATTATTAAACAAGCTCATAAAACTGCTGAACCCGGAGTACTTTTTTGGGATAATATTATAAAAGAATCTCCTGCAGATTGTTATGCAAGTGATGGATTTAAGACACTTGGGACTAATCCGTGTATTACCGGAGATACACTTATTGCTGTTGCCGATGGTAGAAATGTTGTGTCAATAAAACAATTAGCAAAAGAAGGAAAGGATGTACCAGTGTATTGTTTAGATGATAAAGGAAAATTGGCTATTAGAATAATGAGAAATCCAAGAATAACTGGTTACAATCAGCCCATTTATAAAGTTACTTTAGAAAATGGACATGAAATTAAAGTCACAGGAAATCATAAATTTAGATTAACAAATGGAGAATATAAAGAAGCAAAAAATTTACAATATGGGGACAGTTTACACATTTTAACTAAATATACTGTATCACCAGAAGAAATTTTTAAAGAATCGAATTTTAGAAACATAGATTATTGGTGGCTTAAAAATGGAAATGAATCAGATAAACCGGAATATGAGTTTATTTGTGAACAATTAAATAATAATAAAATCGAGAAAAAACAAATAATTTATCATAAAAATAATATATTTGAAAATCTTAAATATGAATATAATGATAAAGATATAAGAATTTTAAGAAAATATCAAGAGGCATTATTAAATGGATATAATGTTAAAATAACCGATGATAATCAATTATTGGTTGAGAAAACTTGTGAAAAGTGTGGAAATAAGTTTTGGACAAATTATAATACAAGAGAATATGCATTTTGTTCAATTGATTGTTCCAATAAGTATATTAATAAAAAATCATACAAAATAAAAGAAGAAAAAAAGACTCAACAACTTAAAATATTTAGTGATTTGAAATTTAAATTAAAACGGGAACCAAGTTATTATGAATGGGTAACAAAGTGTAAAGAAAATAATATATCATATAAATTAAATACAAAACATGGGTTTAAATCATTTAATGAAATTAAAGAAAATGCGGAATTTTATAATCATAAAGTTATTTCTGTAGAATTGTGTGGATATGAAGATGTTTACAATGGTACTGTTGATAATTATCATAATTTTTTTTGCGGTGGATTTAAAGAAAAAACAAAATCGGATAAAACTAAATTATTATTTATAAATAATTTACAGTGTGGTGAGGTACCTCTTTCTCCGTATGATTCCTGTAGATTAGGATCAATTAATTTAAATAATATGGTAATAGATCCATATACTAGTAATGCCAGATTTGATTTTAAATTATTGGCAAGAGTTACAAGAATCGCTCAAAGAATAATGGATGACATTGTAACACTAGAAGAAGAAAAAATAAAGAATATTATAGCTAAAATAGAAAATGACCCAGAAGACATAGAATTTAAACGAACTGAATTAAATTTATGGAATAAAATACTTAATACATTATTAAAAGGTAGACGCACAGGAATAGGAGTTTTAGGACTGGGTGATGCATTTGCTAAACTCGGATTAAAATATGGAACAAAAGAAGCCACGAATTTTGCAAATGAAATTTTTAAGACTATTGCAGTTAATTCATATAAAGAATCTGTAAAATTGGCTAAAGAAAGAGGCGCCTTTCCTATATGGAATGCAGATAAAGAAGCAAATAATCCATTTATTATTAGAGTAATAAGTAATAATTTTTCAAATAAGGAATATAATGATTACTTAACATATGGAAGAAGAAATATAGCTACTATGTCAATTGCCCCTACAGGAAGTCTTGCATTATTAGCAAGAACAACTTCTGGTATAGAACCTGTATTTAAATGTTATTATAAAAGAAGAAGAAAAATTAATCCTAATGAAGAAAATGTAAGAATAGATTATAAAGATGAAAATGGAAATTGCTGGCAAGAATATAATGTATATCATCCGGAATTTGAAAAATGGTATAAAAAAAATTATGATAAAGATTTATCATTATTATCGGATAATGAACTTAATGATATTATTAAAGTATCACCGTGGGCAAATTCTCAATCACATGAAATTAATTACATTGAAAAGGTACATATGCAAGGTGTAATACAAAAATGGATAGATCATAGTATATCTATAACTCATAATTTACCTCAAAATATAAGTTTGGAGGAAGTAAATAAAATTTATTTTACAGCATGGAAAGAAGGGTGTAAAGGTTGTACTATATATAGAGAAGGTTCAAGACAAGGTGTATTAATAAGTAATAAAGAAAAAGAAGATGAGATAAAAGTAAATAATGCTCCCAAACGTCCAAAAGAATTAAAGGCAGATTATTATGTAACATCGGCGAATGGTATAAAATTTGCTGTAATTGTGGGGTTATGGAAAGATAATACACCATATGAAATATTTGCGTTTGAAAATCCCCCAATGGATAAAAATACAACAGGAAAAATTATAAAGGTTAAAAAGGGTCATTATAAATTTGTAAATTCAGATTTTGAAATAGATAATATTCAATTGGCAGCGGAAAGAATAGAACAACGGGCGCATACAATATTTTTAAGTATGCTCTTAAGACATGGAGTTCCTATAGAATATATAGTAAAAGTTGCCAAAAAGGTTGATGATAACATTACATCATTTAGTTCCGCTTGTAGAAGAATACTTTCTCGATATTTAATATCAAAAAATATAAATGAAAAATGCCCAAATTGTGGTGGAAATCTTATTAGAGAAGAGGGGTGTATACACTGTGATTCTTGTGAATATAGTAAATGTGGATAAATTTTTAAAGATAATATAATTTTATTATATAAGTAAACAGATATATTAAAATGATTAAGCCTTTTTATAGTACTGATACTAGATAAAGAAAATAAGTTTATAATTTAACGTAAAAAAGTGAAAAAAATATTAAAAAAAGAAAATATATATTAAAAAAAATAATAAAAATAAATTTTTATATCATGAAAGCAAAATTAGTAAAAGAAAGTTTATATGAAAAATATGAATCGGAATCTAGATCAATAGATGATGAATTAATTGAAGCAATTCGTGAATATAATTATGAAATAGTTAAAAAACTTCTTGACGCCGGTGCTAATGTACATGCTAATGATGATAGAGCTTTACGTTATGCAAGTGAATATGGAGATATTAAGATAGTTAAACTTCTTCTTAATCATGATGCTGATGTACATGCTAATAATGATTATGCTTTACGTGCGGCAAGTTATAATGGACATACTGAAATAGTTAAACTTCTTCTTGATTGTGGTGCTAATGTGCATGCAAATAATGATGAGGCTTTACATTTAGCAAGTGAAAATGGGCATACCGAAATAGTTAAACTTCTTCTTAATGCTGGTGCTAATGTACATGCTCATAATGATTATGCTTTGCGTGTGGCAAGTTATGATGGACATACTGAAATAGTTAAACTTCTTCTTGATGCTGGTGCTAATGTACATGCTAATGATGATCAAGCTATGAGAATGGCAAAAAAGAACGGATATACTGATATAGTTGAACTTCTTCATGATTATGGCGCAGAATATTTTTAATCTTGGAAAAAACCTGAATACGAAGATTAATTATAAAATAAGGGATATAAATGCCGCTGTCAATATAAGAAATGCAGGGGTAGGAAGCTTCGGTGGGCCTGTGGAGTCGTCCCGATTGTGGGAGGCAATGAAGCAGGAAAAAGTTAGTGTAACCAATTAACAGATAATTCCGTA